TTGAACCTACGGCCAATTGATTAACAGTCAACTGCTCTACCACTGAGCTAATCGGGAATATCATATATCCACTCACTTGTTCCCAGCTGCTGACCTAGATGTTTCCTTGTGCAGAAAATCTTGATAAGCACACCATCCTATAGTCTTTTGGCCATTTTCTTCAGTCAATGGCCATGGTGGAGGAGTGTACCCATCAATGCCGAGCTGAACTGGCGCTGGAACATTGCCCTCTCTTCTGTCTTTTATCGTAACGACTTTATTTGCCACTTTAATCGCCATCAGTTCGATTTAAACTCTCAGACACCCAACCATACAGCCCCACCAGAGATCGTGCGTTGTGGGCCACGCTAGGCCCCTACGTTTTGATTTCTCGGAAGTCTTCAGCCCACATCTCGAGTTTTATCTTATAATCAGGTTTCGTGTAGTCAATATCGTCAAATCTTTGCTTGTTTATCAGATTTCTAACCAAAACACGACTAAAAGTCTTCTTTAGGTCCATATGCGGCGCTAGATCGGGGTTGTCCCTAATGAAAGCCTCTATGTTTTTTTCGTTAGCGAGGGTTCTTTGATCTATGCGATTATAGGCCGCGGCGTTCTCTGCTTCAACGACTTCTTTTTGCGTTGGTGTTCCCATCTTTTTAACTCCTTTTTTTGCCTTTTCTGCTGTGTCTTTGGTGTAAAATTCCATTATTATACGACTCAGGTCCATTTTTTGATACTTGCTACCAGTACATTTCTTCAAGTGTGCGAGAGCGTTTTTCTCTAGTCGGTCCGTTTCCGCTTTACCGATCTTGTCGTACAAACCACTTCGTTCTTGATCCGATAGTTCTTTGCTAACCTTTTTAGGTTTTAAAAGAGGAGGAGGAGGCTTGTCCTCCTTAGGTATATTTATCTTCTTAGAGGTATCTTTAAGAACATGTTTATTATTACCTATGTGGTAATCCTCGCCGTTGTCAGAATTGCCGTTGCGAAAACATTTATTGAATTCAGGCTCTTCTGAGACGTAATATGTGCACTTTTTTCTTAGGTTGCCTGTAAAGGAATCCTCTCGTTTTATATAACCAAATTCTTGTGCCTCTCTGAGCAATTTGTACGTTTTTTTCTGACCAACACCATATTCTTTCATCTGACGTTGAAGGCAACTTACGTGAATCTCGAAATCGTCCTTGTTTGCCAAAAGCAACATGAGCATCCTAAAGCAGTCGTTGCTTATCGTTTTATCTCTGATAAGCGTTTTGATGACTTGTAGGTAAGGATGCTCTTTGTTTCGCGGAGCTCTTTTAATAACGGGGCCGAATTCGTTATCAAGACTTTCTTTTTCTGAATTCTTTTCGTTTTGTCTTGTGGACTTTGTGGCTTGTTTGGTATACACTTGGGGCATAACACCGCCTGTGTTTAAAGCCCCCGAAATCTTTGCGGAATGCGGGGGCTTAGTTTTTATAAGGTTTGCTAAAAACCTAAGCCTATACCAACCAAACTCAAACTTCCACTAAAATCACTCCCTACGCAGTTGCTCTCTGAGCTTCCGTTCCATCGGGCTTTTCATTAAGATTTTTGAAAGCACCCTGGGCCTTACTTCTCGTGTATTTAGCAATTGTGTCCACTGGGTTAGCTATGCGACGCCTTAGCTCATCGCAAAAAGACAGACCCTCGTCTATGCAATACCTTTCTCCTTTGACAAGATATTCCACGAACTCGGGCTCCGAACAATTGCACACATCAACCAGTTGGTTGAGCAAAAGCTTCTTAGTCGCTGCCGATTCAACGGGCATAACTTGCTTAGCAATTGGCTTCTTCACCTCTTCCACAGCCTTTTTTGGTGGAGCACAAGCTTTTTCGCCATCATCGTCCTCATCCTCTGGGGCTACCCCAAACGCCGATGAGAGGCTATATTTCCTCGCATATGTAAGCGCAGAGCCATATCCTTGCGCATCCTGTTTTTGTACAGGAACTGTGACAATGCCACACGTAAGCGACTCTCCAGAGCTGTGCATAATGATTGTCTCTACAGCTGCACAACCTAGGACTGTGTGTATCACTTGGTAGAACCATAACCCATGCTGTATGATAGCTGGCCTAATGGCCTCTATGAAGCTGTTTAGGCTAGCATACTCATATTTCAGGTGCTCGTTCTTCTTGTCCTTAACAGCACCCTTGATCTCTCCAAAAGCCTTCGCCATAGCTGCGCTGAGCTCTTTTATACTTTCGTTCATAACTATCTACTCCTTAACTGTGTTACAGTTTCTTTATAAATTTTCAGTCCCGGAATACTCCTAAGGCCACTTTTGATTGCCTGCTTGACGCAGAGATCATTGATCTCAAGGTACTCAATTGGTATCTCGCGCATATTAGCGATATCGTACTTCCAGATATCCTTGGTTGAAGCTATGCAGTTACGCGCCTCGATCTTGCGTGTATCTTGGATAGCCAAGTCAAGAGCGTCCCCACAACCCTCCATAGAGGCTGAAATGTCATGCGCTAATGCCTTGTTGTCCTCGGCACATTTCCACTCATGGAGTTTCCCCTCCACGGTTTTACTCACGCTATCCAAGCGTTCAGTGTATTTCTTAGCTGTTGTGTTTATTTCCGTTACAAAATCTCGATAGGGCTCTGTAATCTTGAGCCTTGTGCCCTCGATACGTTTTTTCATTTTCCTAGCCTCGCCGGCAAACTCAAGGGCGCGCTCTGCACCCATTGAATCCACTACCGTGATCTGTTCAGCCATGGCCACAACCTTGCCCACTTGCAAATCGTACATCGCTAGCTGGGCCTTGACACTATCGGCTAGTACGGGGAGGAAATCCTCCTCCATTGACGCTGATTCTTTTTCTGCTAAAGACATGATTCACCTCTTTTTTTCTTTGATTTACTAAAATTCCTTGATAATGTCGAACGTTTTCTTTTGGCCTTCCAAAAGCTCGTTTCGAGCCACAATTAGGTTCTGGATATGGAATGTGTAGTTACTTATCTCTTTATCAATGACTTTTAGTTTGTCATATGGTGAATCTTCTTCCTGAAAAAAGAAGTGGTCTGTTAAGTTTTGAAGTGCTGACATAAAATTTCCTTTGTGTGTTAGCTTTACGTTTTACCCCTGTGTTAGTAGCACGGGGGTTTTTTTATCTAATTTTCTGAATGCCTAAGTGTTCAAGTCCAGGGTGCTCATCCCCGAAATATTCGAGTTCTAAATATTCGTGTAATTCATTTATATCGTTCATGTTAAAGCACTTTTTCCCCTTGATATTTACGATAGCCTTCAAGAGGCTGTGTTCCTCGCTGGGGTAAATATGGACAAGGCTTCCGTGCTTGTCTGTCCTAAGGGTTTCTGTCATTGATTCGTCCTCCAATTTCGTTTGTTTAGTTGAACTTTTTCTTTAAAACGATGGGTCATCATAGTTGCTGTTACTAAGCCCTTGAGATAGTTTGTTATCTCATATTCCTTCAGCACGGCTTGCCCTCCATGCTTGTCCAGCTTGAGATACAGCACGCTATCGGCTATATCACAGAGCTCATTGACCTTAACAAGATAGCTGTAGAAACCTCCCTTGAGTGGCCATACGTCGTTATCAATGGATGATGACGTCTTCCAGTCGATAATCATGGGCTTGTCTACGATTGTGATGATTCCATCAATCGCACCTGTGAGCTTCCACTTGTCACAGTACATGCGTGTCTCCTCGTGCGAGACTTGTGGCATCCCCATAAATTCGTACCATGTAAGCCATGACTCGAAATATGGTTGCTCCTCACTAGTCAACTCAATGGGCACGTCGCACAGAAAACCCCTAATAGCTGCATGCACGTGAGTACCAACCAAAGCTCTTGCTGCAAGGTAGCCTGGGGTAACTGAACCAAAATCCTCATAACGTGAGCAGAAGTCCGATACACGCGTGTAGCCTGGTTTGATGTCTTCACTCATCTTGTGTCTCCTTAGTTTTACCGTGCCACCATACTACACCACCGCGCCACTATAGCGCAAGCATCTTTCTGAAAAAAAGATTGTAAAATATTGCCTTACTAATTATCTGTAGGATTTTAGAGGGCAATAAAATGATAGTGTTGACAGTTGAAGGTGAGCCTACAGCATGGATGAGACCAGGATTTAATCATAAAACAGGTGCAATTTACGACCAACAGAAGAAAGAAAAGGAACATGTCAAGTGGCAATTACAAGCTCAAATGCCTGAAAACCTGCTCACAATACCTTTAGAGATTGATTTCGTATTCTATTTCCCCGTGCCTAAAAGTACATCCTCCGTTAAACGTAAGCAGATGTTGCGTGATGAGATCCATCATATGATCAAGCCCGATAATGACAATCTACAAAAGTACATCCTAGATTGTATGACAGGTACTATTTTCGAGGATGATTGCCAAGTTGTAGATATACACGCGCGTAAAGTTTATGGAGAGTCACCGCGTACACTTATCTGTGTACGCCCACTATTCCCCGCCGCTGAAAAGGGCGTGCCACCAAAAACCAAAAGCCCACTAGATGATGGAGATTTAAATGATAGTCTTTAAAGAAAATGTTGATGAAGAAAAGTTTATGGAAATTATTTTAATGGAGAGAGAAGTCAAGGATCTTGAGAGATATGGATCGGTATATTCCAAAGAGCAAATTGATGGGGAAATAATCAACCTCGCGATTCGTATTGACAATTTTGAGCAGAATTCATAGATTAAAGTTTAAAGTAGATAAAGAGGCGTTATGAAGAAGTTAGGAAAGAGCGATTCAAAGGTGAAAAAGGTCATGAAGGAATTCAGCGAGGGAAAGCTGCACAGTGGCTCGAAGAAAGGGCCAAAAGTTACTTCCAAGCGGCAAGGAATCGCAATCGCCTTGAGCGAAAGTGGAAAATCAAAAAAGAAAAAGGAGAGCAAGTAAATGCAACCAACACAATCAGTCGAACGTAAGCCACCACCCCCGGTTGAAGTGTCAATGAACTATTTGAGCTGGTCGGTCAAGGATCTCGTAAAAGTACAATCAGCTATGCAAGAGACGCAATCGCGCCAAATCGCTCATATCAGCGAGACGCTTGATAAGATCTTGATAGCTCTAGCAAAGGCACCATTCTAAGCATGGCATACGCAAAAGGACATAAGTCGACTGGTGGACGTTCTAAGCTTGATCTAGATGTTAGGCAGATCAGAGAGCTTGCCTCTATTCAGTGCACAATGTCCGAGATTGCGGCCGTCATGGGGTGCCACAGAGATACTCTCACAGACAATTATTCGGCAATCATAAATGAGGCTCGTGAGGATGGAAAGGGCTCTCTACGCCGCGCACAGTACAATAAAGCGGTCAAAGATGGTAACCCCGCAATGCTCATTTGGCTAGGCAAACACTACCTAGAACAGCGTGAAGAGGTGAAATTAACCTCTACGAACGAGCCGGAAGTCATAAAGCTCATGAAGCAGATAGAGGCTATTGGCACTGGACGCAACGAGAAGCGGAATCAGAGGAAGCTGTATGATAACACCAATAAAACAAGTAAATAACCCGCTTCCACTTACTCCTGAGCAGTTTGTAGAGATGGACGTGTGTCCTATCTGCAAGCGCCTCGTGAAGATCAATCGCCATAGCAAGCAGCTCTGTGAGCGCATAGAGTTAAACAAAATAAAAATACAAAAGACGGCGGACAATGCTCTCAAAAAAGCAAAAGACGGCGGACAATGCTCTCAAAAAAGCAAATAGACTCAATAAATCAGAGCAATGCTAGAATCAACATCTGGGAGGGCGCTGTTAGGAGTGGCAAGACATACGCTTCCTTGCTACGCTTTTTGAAAGAGCTCACACTTGGTCCACAAGGCGAATACTGCATAACGACTAGGACATATGACACTTTTAAAAGAAATATTTTGCCTCAGCTTGTACGTAATATCGGTAGCGATGTGTCGTATTATGCAGGCAAGCGCGAGATTAATCTGTGGGGTAAGACCGTCCATATCGTATCGGCTGATGATGAGAGAGCTGAAAGCAAGATACGTGGCTCTACCTTCAGCGGCGCTTATGTCGACGAAACAACAATCATCCCCGAGTCATTCTTTCGCCAACTAATAGCACGTTGCTTGATGGGCAACTCCAAGATCTTTTGCACAACTAACCCCGACTCACCATATCATTGGTTAAAGAGAGACTTTCTCACCAACAATCCCGATGTCAAGTCATGGCAATTTACCCTCGAAGACAACCCAGAGCTCGCAGAAGGCGAGATAGACTACCTAACTAGGCAATATAAGGGCCTGTGGCACCAACGCTTCATACAAGGCCTATGGGTGCAGGCTGAGGGCGCAATCTATGACTTCTTTGACCCTGCTATTCACTGCATCGACTTTGCCCCACCAAATGCAGAATATTTTATTGTGGGCGTGGACTACGGCACGACGAACCCATGTGCCTTTACCTTGATTGGAATCAACAAAAATATCTATCCAAACATGTGGGTTGAGTCTATATATTATTACGATTCAAAGGTTAAACAGCGTCAAAAAACGGACACAGAGTATGCAATGGACCTGAAAGCGTTTGTAAGCGGGAGAGTTGTAAAAGCTATCTACATTGACCCTAGCGCTGCTTCTTTCAAACTCGAGTGTTCGAGGCATGATATACCCAATCTTTATGATGCTGAAAATGAAGTGCTGGATGGTATACGCCAAGTCGCAAAATATCTCAACAACGGAACACTTAAGATATGCCGATCGTGTGATGAGCTCATCAAAGAGTTTCAATCTTACGTGTGGGATAGCAAGTGCGCTATTAGTGGGATAGACAAGCCACTCAAGCAGAGTGATCATTTGTTGGATTCTGCCCGCTACGCACTCTACAGCCACTTTTTTAATAAAGATAGTTCAAGAATGACTGCAAAAGAACTAGATGCAAACTACAACGACGCCATGGGCTACACGCCCAACAATCCTTTCTTTAACCCAACACAGCAGAGGTAGACTTTATGGAAGATAAGATAGTAGAAGGAAACTTCACAGCCACTCCAGAACCTGTAAGTGAAGTAAAAGAAGAGATCGTCCCAAGCCAAGCACAGCTCTTCCTTGGGCGACTCTTTGAGTTTGTGCACGCGGCAATGCAAGAGTACAAAGATTTCCCACTCAATAACCTTCTCAACACACTAAATACTGTGGCCTTGGCCTACTTAGTTAGCACAGACAACGTGGAAGAGCAGCGTAAATTCTTAGAGTGGACATACAAGGCGAGCCTTGTTGAGATCGATAGGATTGAGAAGCTAAAGGCTGAGAAGAAAGCAAGTGAGCAAGCAAGTGAGCAGCCAATCATCCTTCCCGTGGATTAATTATTTGCCGCTCTCTATCTATTCGACGCTTTGGAGATCAAACCTCACATTGGTCATGCTGGGTTTAGTAGATAGCGTGCGGCTTTTCAAGTCTATTGACCGCATTCTTTGATTCGTGTACACTTTTCCTTTTATTGGAGGAGTGTATGAGAATAATAGCGTATCTTAGGGTGAGTTCAGATCAACAAGTCAAAACAGGTTATGGTTTATCATCTCAACGTCAAGAGTGTGAGAACTATGCGCAAAAGAAAGGTATGCATATTCATGCATTCTTCATCGACGAAGGGCTCAGCGGAAAACTTGGTCTTGACAAACGTCCCGT